AACACTTACCATTAAGAATGCGAATAATCCAATAGCTACAACTATTACTTTTAAAAATATCATAATTTCTTTTTTATTTGTTAATTGTATTGGGGAGGCGACCAAACCCCCCCTCTACTACTCAGGGCTGAAAAATTAAATGCTTTTAGGTCTTACCCTTTATTTATTATTAATTATTTCCTGAGTGTTAATTTAAAGTTATGTTTATGCTCTTGGCCCTGTGTCTGGTGATAATCCACCTGTTCGTGTTTTACCTCCATACTGATCAGATTTTTCATTGACTTGTATTTTTACCCACACTTCTGCAAAGCGTATCAATTGTTCTTCAGTATACTCTTGCTTTCCTCCTGGATCAAATATTGTATCCCATTCATTTAATTCATCAGAGTGTAAAAATTCTTTTGCTTTCATAACTTATTATATTTCGTGTTCTTTTTTTATGTGTTCGCTTGCTGGTCTGTTTCTATTATACTGGTCTACATTAAAGTTCTTGTCGTAGTTTCTCCTTTCTGCATCTAACTTATAATATAAGAATGCTTGGAAACCGTTAAGGTGTGAGTCAGTAGGAAAGAAATATTTCCATCCCTTAGACATTCCTTTAGTTATATAATAACAAAAAGCAACCCCTATCTTTCCACTGCTCTTTTTAAAATTAATCACAGCAGTATGATCTGAAGTTGGTATAACCTCATCCACTAAAAATGATTCGTTATTTCCATTTCCTTTTCTATTCTTGTGAGAGAATCTCTCCGCTATTACTTTAGCGAATGTATGTAATTCTTTTGCTATTACTTTTTGCATGGCCAGATAACTACTATGTTATTATTCATATCGTTTTATAAAAATAGGAGTTTTTTCTCCTACGTAAGATCCTACAGTATTGTAGTAAAAATGTTCAAGAGCATCTTCTTCTTCTATTCCGTCTTCTTCTACTAAACTTTTAATACATAAATCCATATCATATACAGCTACAGGATTTGATCCTTCTGTTATTCCTATTAAAGCTGACTCGTATCCATCAGCAAGAAGACATTCGTTATCACTCAATTGTTGCATTAATTCTTCATCTATCATTTAATTCTTCTTTTATCTGTTACTATTCTATGGCAGTTAGCACACCTGACCTCACACTTGTCCATCTCTTTTGATATTGCATTAATACAATAAGCTTTGTTTGACATATCAGAAATTGCCAGAATCTTATCTCCTTTAACGTGATCAAAATCTAATACTAAAGGGTTATTCTCTCCACAATCTATACACTCTGATATTTCTTTTATAGACATTACAAACTCTCTATTTCTTAATCTCTGTATTTTGTTTCTTTTAAATGAACGGGCCTTAATTTCTTCTTTATTTTTTAAATAATGACGTCTTACTGCTGCTTTCTGATCTTTAGGATCTTTATAAGGCATTTTTAATTTTACAGTTCATCCTCCATAGACTCAATTATATCTTGCAATACTTTTATTAATTCTATACACCTGTCTTGTGCTTGATCATAATCTCTTTTCATCATATCCTCCTTCATATCATAGCCAAATCTATGTATATTATCACAGGTAAATTCTATATGGGCTATCATCTTTGAATCTTTAGGAGATACTTTGGCCATTTGTCTTATTTAACTATTTTTGAACATTAATTATGGACAAATTTAACAATTTATTTTTCTTTACCAACTATTTTAGATCTTTTTTAATTTAATTTTTTAAACTTCTCCTTAAATATCTTATCTATAGTTTCTTTAGATACATTAAAAAACCTTTCTACTTCAGTAACATTATTAGCTACCGAAAAAGATTTTAATATTTTATCTTTCTTTTCTTGGGTTAGACTGAGAAATGTTTTATTTTTCTTTGGTCCTCCACGTTTTATTTTAAGGCTTGGATGTGTCATTTTATACTTAATTTTAAATTTAGTAGATCTAAATACTCATCCATAGATATAAGCTGTACATCTGCTAAAATAATATACTTTGAATCATCCTTTATTACTTCTAATGCAAAAGTAATTGGTTCTTCATCATCATCCACAATTACACCTCCTAAAACTGTAGATATTAATTTATTTGTAGGAACTGAATCTACATTTTGCTCAATAAACTTTGCAATTTTTATTCCAGTCCTAATATCCATGTCAGAAATACTTTCCATAAAGTCTTCTGCTACATCATAGCCCGCCTCCCTTATATACTTCTGTTCTGCACCCATGTTTTTCTAATTCTTTTAATCTATACTCTTGTAATTTTGACAGTTTACCTGTTGGTCTTTTTACTTCTGAAAATAATACATCACAATTAGGAGGAATTGCAAGGAGATCGGGGATTCCATTCTTATTAGTCTTTATTAGCTTAAGAACATAGTATCCTTCCGACTCCAGTTGCTTAATCCTCTTTGCTTGTATTTGTTGTTCGGTCATTTCTTATGTGAACTCTCTGTTTGTCCGCAGTTAATACACCACCTCTCTTCATCTCCCATAAAATCATCATAAGTGTAAAACATATCGCATTTTTTTGGTTTGGTTAATACTTTAATAGTACCAACACTACCTCCTTCTCCTTGTTCTTCTTTTTTTATTCCTTTTTTCATAATTATTATTTACAAATTTATAAATTTTCTTCTAAAGTGTGTAAGGGTGTAGTCTTTCTTTTTTATTACAGCCTTGTATATATCACTCTCTATACCTCCTTTACTAAATATCCAATAGATATCATTCTTAAGTCTATCCTTAGTTGTCATCCGATCTCTACTCTGCCAATATGATGTAGCACTAAAGTCAATATTGTAATATACTAAGGCATTAGCCTTTCGTAAACTAATACCTTCTCTTCCACTTACAATTTGAAGTGCTATATTTTTATCAGTGGTATTAAAACAATCTAACTCCGTACATATGTCATCTCCAAAAACTTCTTTAATAGCATTTAACTCTTCTTTAAATTTATAAAATATACCTATTTTAAATCCTCTAAATGTTTTCTTTATAAACTCAGCTTTACTTAAATCAATTACCATAGAATTACCACTCTCAAACTTAATGGTTCCGCTACATAGCTGATGTACCTTAGTCATTAGTTTAACTGACGTGTCAGCCAATATTACCTCAGAATCACCCTCTACTACTAAATCTCTTTTTAGTTTGCTTATAAGCTTTGTGGTGGATGATTTCATCTCAACCTCTAATACATGCTCATTGGTTTGTACAACAAACCCAGCGTCCTTCTGACTAAAGTTTATAGTATAAGGAGACATAGCCTCAATAATTTTTTTACTTCCTTTTGAATAGTCATTGATATATAGACCTCCTATCTTTTTTTGAGTAACCTTTACATAGTCCTTAGCAAATTGATAGAAATTTTTATAATGTGCAAAAGGATTATTGGGTATAAAAGAAATTTGATTATACATCTGAGAATAAGACTCTGGTGTTGGAGTCCCACTAAGTAATATTACATAAGGATTAGACCTAAATATAATGTTCTTTACTTTTTTAGTTCTACCACTTGGTTTTGGAAATGCTCCCATACCATGGGCCTCATCACAGATAACTACATCCCATCCAGTCTGTCTAATTTTATGTAGAGACTCATAGTTTATAACCTCTAACTCAAACTGAGGCATTAGTAATTCAAAGTCATTAACAATACTTGATATTGCTTTCTTCTTTGTAATAAATAAAACTTTCTTAGCATCAATAAGATCACAAATTCCTAAACTTGTTAAAGTCTTTCCAGTCCTAACCTCCATAGCTAAGTAAAGAAATCTATGTTGTTTTATTATACCCACACCATCTGATATAATATGATTTTGGTACTCTCTAAACTCTATCATTTGTATATTCTTGATGTTTTGATTTACTTATATAACTAATCCATTTACCTAACATATCTTTTCCTTGTAAAGGATTACAATCAAACTTATAATTTCCATAAGATATGAGCCATTTACCAAACTTTATTCGGCTCACAGTCATTTTTGCTTTTGGACCATAGTCAGGATACTCATTAATAAAATCTAAATATAAATCATTTTGATAAATTCTTGTATCTAAACATAGCTTAGGGTTATCTATCCCATCAATTATTCCGCACCACTCAATAAATTCGTGAGATGTATCGGCAGATAGTACACGAGTCTTAAGATTTACAAATTCACTTTTTAACAAACCTTTTTCTAAATATAATTGTAAACACGTGATCATATAATTATCAAACTGACACCAATCATTATCATTCCATTCTCCAAACATTAACTTACCGAACTCTACCAATGGAGTAAACTCTTTAGTATAAAATTGACTAAGTTCTAACTCCCACTTTCTACGAGCAAAAGAATTACCCTTTCCTTTTATAGCATAGTTAGTAGTGATAGCCACCTTTGGAGATTTACTAAATGGTATCTTAATAGAATCTTTATTTTTCTTTTCTAAAGTTAATCCTTCCGTAACCACACTAAACAATCTCTCAAAGTCAAAGTGTTTTTTTACATCATCAAAACATAATATTTGAGTGTCAGCGGAAACTAATTGATAGGCAAATGATTTATCAAAGTTAAATGACTTACCATCTATCACTACTAACTTTTTCATTTGTGCTAACCCATTCATAAATAATCCCTTCCCTGTTCCTCCTTCAGGATTGTCAGATATAACCTCATCATTTAGTATTGTAGCTGGACAATAGGATAAGTTTTTCCATCCATGTAATAAGTATCCAGTAGTAGATTCCATAGATAATGTTCTTTTAGCATCCCCTCCCGATATATTATATATAAAGGTTTTAAAATCACAATCAGTAACATCACATACATCAAATACTCTATCAATAACATGATCCTTCCAAACATAACCTCCTAAATCTAAATAATCAATAGGAATAATTTCATTTTTAGTTATCTTAACTGCACAATTAATGTAGTAAAGATATGCTGTGTTTTTAGTGTCAGCTACAAAGTATACATTTATAGATCCAAGTAGAGTTAGAAATTCTTCTCTAAAATATTTTACACTTTCAGCAAAATAATTATATATACTCTTATCATCTATGTCTAAAAGAAAAGTTAATACAAAATCTTTTATTTCTTTTTCAGATGTATGGTCAATTAAATTGTTAGTTACCTTTACAAAAACATAACTTTTACTTCCCTCGGGACTAAACTTATAAAATCCATTATCTTCTAAGAATTGTTTAAAAGATATATGTATAATTTTTACAACTCCCTTCTCACTTTTTGTCCAAAACTTTTGTTCGTCTTGTTCTTCCTCTAACCTTTTTACTACATTATCTAAAACCTGATCCTCAACATCTAAGTTCTCTGCAATCTCAGATTTAATTTCAGAGGCAGTAGCCCCCTTTCTTAATTTTCTTTTAACATTATTTACCTTTTCCTCATCCTCATAATATTTAGTTCCAAAGTTTTGTACTTGCTTATATGCTGAATTAATAGTTCTTATTATTTCATTTTTTGGAAAATCTTTGCTTACAAAATTACCCATAACATACTCTGCTAAAGTTTTATTAATTCCAAAGTCATTAAACGCTGATGCCAATATAAATACATTTTGATTTCTCTCTCCACTATTCAAACCATACTTTCTTTCCCACCACTTTAAAAGAATTTCTATAATCTTATTCTCATTAGTTATTGGTATAGTCTGTACATCTTTATGCTTAACAACCTCTTGATACTCTTGCTCTATAACTTGATTAAAAATACTTGACTGCTCATTAATATATATTAACGGATCATAGGATTCATAACATACTCTTGATACATTCTTACAAGATATATCAAAGTATTCACTATCATAATGATATTGTAAAGAATTAAAAAATTGTTTATGTGTTTCTTCTTCTGCTGGTATCTTAACTAATACCTTTAATCCTAAACCACTTGGTGATATAAAAACAGAAAATGTATATCTGTCTTTAGTTAGGGTTTCTTTTTTTTCCAACATATCTTTCTCTGAGGGAAAGTTATCAAAGTCTAAACACATAATTCCACTATGCTCAACTAAAGAAGAATCATTTCTTTTAGTAAATTTACCACTAAAACATATAGCTGGTAATGATTGCTTTAATTTATTTCTTATTTCTTTATCCTTTTCTCCTCTTATTGACTTTACTATGTCTTGGGATGATCCTACTTGAATCCTTTCTAATATTCTTGATACGTCTCTATAGAAAGGTTGAGCAGTATCTTTAATATCTTTAAATATTGTTATTTCCATTTTATTTGATTTATTATTTATTATGTTAACTTTATGTTAACTTTTTTTTACTAACTACTACTTATATATTCTTTATTTATGACTATATGATAAGAAATATATATATATATATATAAAAGAAGTAAGTTTAGGTTTAGGCTTTATATAGAGAGTATATAAATTACAAGTAAAATCGTCATCTCATCATTTTTAAGAGGAAAGAAAAGGGGCATGAAGCCCCTAATCTATTCTCTTGGGTTGAAATTTAGAAAGGTAAATCTTCCTCAACTGCTGGTGCAGTTTCTTTCTTTGGCTCTGGTTTCCATGTGTCAACCGCTACATAATGAGTATTTCCGTACTCATCTACCGCCTTTTTTTCTTGTACAAGTAGTTTGATGTACTTCTTTCCGTTGTACTCAAACATGTGTTCTTGAGGTAAGTCTGTTAAACATACGCTACAAGCAACTTGGTTTCCATCAAATTTTGATGTTCCGTTTCCTACATAGATCTTTTCTGACATGATTTAATTTTTATAAATTATTTTTTCCAACTGATTCATTGTAGCCTCCATGAGATTATCTCTTTCGGCTTGAGTATATAGATTGGTTGGAATTTCAATCCATACACTTTTTTTTGTTACATTAAAGTACTTCTTTAATGATATAATTTTCAATATCTTCTTTAGCATTTTTTCCATAAAATTTATTATACACTTCTATTGCTCTTTCTACTTTTTCCTTACCATTCATTAGAAATGTTTGTGATGGATGGTATATGCCTAACTCAAATGTAGTCTTATCAACTACATAGAATACCATAGGCTTATCAAAGAATTGTTGGTATAGGTATGCTTGACTATCATAGTTATATTTCCTCGCACTATACTTAAAGTCCTTTATGTTTCCAGTAGTTTTAAGGTCAATTAACATATCTTTTCCTACAATATCTGCTTTACCCTTCCACATCATACCCATAACCTCTTGTACTGCGGGTACTTCAAACTCATTAGCATCATCATAGATATCCTCAAAGAACTCTAAGTTATATTTCATTACAAGTACTGCACTATCTATTTTAGCTTTTTCTTTATCTAACATCATTAAAGTCCTACCATAACCAAGTATTTCTTCCTTGTACTTTTTAGAATTTCTACTTGTTACATCTATGCTTGTAAACTCTTCTGACACTAACTTCTCAGGCTCTAACATTGCAGTATGAAAATACCTACCGAGTAGCATTGGCATTGTAAAGTCTTTAGGCTTTCTAAATTCTTTAGGGTTATTAAGTAGGGTTATAATATCTGAATTAGATAAGTATTGTTTACCAAACTCCCCATAGTAATGGTCATCATCTTTTAATTTTTCTAATATATCTTTCATAATTCTTTAAATAATTTTTCACCTTCAGTTCTTAATAATTCTAACTCATTTTCTTTATCTTGATCAAGTTTTTCAACCTTACTGAAATACCACTTAGCAAAGTTATCACACGCTGGTGGATCAGTAGATGCTACAACAGATATATTAATAGAATTATAATATACATTAACAAGGAGTTGATTCTTATCTTTATTTTCTCCTATATTTTTATAATAATCTATTGTAACTGAAAACCCCTCTTCACTTATTATAGAAGAATCATCATAATCTATCCAAGTTAATTTATCTAACTTAGTATTTATAAGTTCTTTAAGGTCTTTAAACTCCATTACTTAATGTATTTAGATATTTCCTTTTTTACCAATGGCTTTATCTTATACTTAACCTCTAAGTTCTTTACAATTTTAGGTAGTCCAAGATCCTTATTATCTCCTACATACTTTAATACCTTAGCAAAGTTTTCATCTCCAATATTTAATTCAACATGGGTTGGCTTACTTGGTACTGGAGTTTTACTTACTGCCATAGATGGCTTGATAGTTTGTACAATATCCTCTCCAATCCATAAACTTAATCCTAATCCATGCATAGCAATTGCCTTTGCAGTTGATCGTTGGATTGCAGTATTCACATCCATTGAAGTTACCTTTTCAATTGCTATTGAATTATTTCTATAATCCATAACTGGTAGGTAGTCTATATGCTCCATTCCCTCAATAATAATTCCTACCTTAACATAAGCAGTTTTACCATCAGTAAAAAAATTAAGTCCAGTATGCTCAGATTCATATACAACTCTTTGTGCAGTAGGGTGTTCTGATTTTATCATACTCCAAGCAGATGCCCAAGATAGATAACTAAACTTTCCTTTCTTTTCTGTTTTATCCTTTACAGATATGGATGATAAATCCTTAAAAATGTTTTCGTTTTTCATAATTTAATTTAATTTATTTAATTGTTTTTGTCTTTTTGAATAATTAATAAGTAAGTTTTCTCTACTTGTTTTTAATTTTTGAATATGCTTATCATTCTTACGAGTATTTACCTCATTCCTTATTCTATCCTCTATCATGTCTAATTTTCTCTTATAATTCATCATTGATAATCTTAAGCCTCCTTTGATCCATCCATGAATGAAAAATAAATCATACTCATCTTCATTGCAGTCTTGGAAGTAATCTCCATTTCTACTACAATTTAGTATCTGAATATCAGAGTCAAATTTCTGAATCTTAACTCCATAATTTATAATACTATTTTGTGAGTGAATGGCTTTATAATCACTTAATGCTTGAGAATATATATCCTCTATACTATGCATCTTGTAATTTATTTACCACATCTTTAAAGTCTTGGTCGCTATCAATAAGTTCTTTAGCTTTCTTATATCCATGTATGATAGTAGAGTGAGCAACTGAGTGTCCTTGTTCCTCCATGAATCTTTGGATGTATGAAATTCTAATTGGTCTCTCCATACATAAATAGTATAGCATTTGTCTTGCATCTACTATCTCCCTCTTCTTTGTTTTATCAAACATCTGATCCATTGTCAGATGAAACTGCTTGGCTATTGCTATTGCATAACCATCAAAAATATCTTTTTTCATATTTAATTTAATTATATAATATCAAGTGCAGTAGTCTAAATCTCGTTAGCCATTCTATTGATATTCCTTCCAATCCCTACTACACTTAATATTAAATTTATTTAGGTGGCTAAGATAATACTTTAGTATTACTTTACCAAATTTTGTTCAATTTATTTTAAATTATTTAATTTATCTATCTCAAACCTAAGATGATTAATGGCTTTCTCAATGTCCTCAATGTGCTTAGCCTTATTATCCATCCCTTGTTCAAATTTCTTTCCACACCTTAGTAAATAGCTGGTGGCAGTACCTATATTGTATGATAAATTCCAATCCTCAATTACTTTCCTTGCCTCATAACCATAGACCGATCCAATGTAATAGTTTGGTATATTAATATTATCATTATCTGAAACTTTAATAGGTAAATCATTACTACCGAATTTAAATAATTCCTCTAAATTTTCTATTTGATCCTTAGTTCCTTTAAATTTTATTGTCTTCATTTCTTTATTTTTTTAATGTAATCTGCCATTTGTTGTAGTTTTTGTATGATTTTTTTATTAGGATTTGGCTTTAATTTCTCTAATAATATCTTTTTATATATTTTAATTTTCTCCATTTTATTTAATCTATTAAGTTAATTTCACTAATTTGCTCTACATATTCCCAGTACATTCCTATCTCGGAATGTGTCTGCCCATCTTCTCCAAGTCCTACACAAAATACAGTATCCTTACCGAAAGGATCTTTATTACATCCTTTAGAATCTTGTTTCTCTAACCAATTCATAATCTCTTTACACCAATCATCTGAATCGTACCATTGAATGTAATTGAATGTATAAAAGGTTTTATCATTTGGGTCTTCATGTACATGTAGGTAATCTCCATCTGTTTTGTTTACGTCAATTTCATGTTTCCTTAGTATTTTATCAAATTCTTTTGACAAATCTCCAGTTTTTACTCCTATAATTACTTTGCTTCTATATCCCATTTTATTTAATTTTAATTTATACTGGCTTGATGATAGTCATTATCATCATCATCATCATAATACCCTCTTACCGAATTCTCTTCTCTCTCTATTGAAGCAAGACAATCTTCTAAGTCCCTTTTTTTATGGGTTTCGTTGTAATTCCCATACATCTCTATTTTCCTTGCCTTAATATTTTTCAACTCTTTATGTAATCCTTGTAATTTAGTTTGCATAATATATTTATAAGTGTCCTCCATATGAATGACCATCTTCATCAACGGGACATTGAAATCTCCATTCACTATCCATTTCAGTTTCATTCATTCCATCATAATCATCTACCCCACTTCCAAACTCTACTTTTGAGAATGTATACTTTGCATCCATTTGGTCAGCCCATAATTGCTCGTTATCATTTATCCAATCCATCATATCATCTTGTTCAACATCATTAGGAACTTCAATTTCTATCTCTGTAAACTTGTGGTACACACTTCTTTGTTGTATTTTTACTATCATTTTATTTAGTTTCTACTGAACACATTATTACTACACTATCATCTAATTTAGATAATTCATTTTCAAACTCTTCAGCCATCATTTCAAAGTCATAAGTTATACTACCATCTTTATTTCTCATATAGTATGCTGGTACTATAATTTGGTTTACTGCAATTTCTCTTTCCATTATTTTATTTTTAGTCCATCGTTAATTTTAATAGCTTTCTTTAAGCTAAGTGTCCAGTCTTTGATAACATTATCAATATTTTTATCTATTGTAGCATTATGCTTACCCTTAGATTTTTTAAGTTTCTCAATCTCTTGGATTAAGAATTCTTGTAATTTGTTATTTTTCATCTTATTTATATTAAATTAATCATTACAGTACCAGCATCATACCACTCAGAGTACCATCCTCTTTTCTTTAACTCTTCTTCCCATTTATTAAGTACTCCAAATACTCTGTTATTATGATCCTCAGAATAGTAGTCATATATTACCTCTCCTTTATACTCCTCCATAGATTCTCCACATAAGTGTATACCTCCAGTGCCTCCGCTAAAGTCTTCTGATGTACCTACAAACTCTTGATGTTTTGATAACCAATTCATCATTTGGTTTCTTTTTATTGCTTTCATTGTTTATTTAAATTTGATTATTAATTCGTTTGCAAAGATAAGTAATATATATTTATTACACAAGTTTTATACAACTTATTTACACTTATCGGTAGTCATCACAAAATAATTGCCATTCCATCCATCGCTCAATCTTTACCAGCTCTTTGATGGATGTTAATTGCACATTTAATATTAATATTGATTTATCATTCTCTTTACTTATCTCATCACTATACTTTGGCATAATATCATCTCCATCATTGTTATACCAAAACTCCCCAATAATTTCTCCACATATTGCCTCTATCTCAATTAAAGAATCATTGTAGTATCCTCCAGTACCTTTGTGCAATGCCTTTGAAATCTTATTAACTATTGATTGCATCTCCTTAATTTGCTTATCTTGTTCTTGTGGTATCTCAACCTCGTATACATCGTTAAATACTTTCATTTTGTGTGCTTTAAATTTTAGGAATCAACTGTTGACTCCTTGTACCACCAAAACCTCACTACTTTCGTAGCAAGGCAAATGGTGTCCAACACACAATTTATCTATTTAAGGCATTCATTATACCTTTACCTATTATCCTTTGTCTTTCTCTAAATTCAGAACAATCTATCTCTACCTTATCAAACCATTTTACATCCTTACTATTATCTAATTTGATGATGACATCTCCATATTTATTTAGGATCTGTTGCTTGTACCTAATAAGACTATCTTTATCATACACTAATCTCATACTATCTCCTCCATTAGGCATATGTACTTGTCCTAAAAATATCTCCATTAACATATCATATGTTAACCATCTTAATTTCATTCTTATCATATCTATTATATTTCAGTTAATATTCCGTTAATCTCCTCATACTCATAGTCTTCAGGACATTCCCATTCAGTCCAATAGTAAATTTCATCATTGTAAGCCCATTCAAGTAGTCCATCATCATCTAATAAACTTAGAGGTATATCGTTTCCCTCTTCATCTTCAGCAGTCCAATCCTTACTCCTGAGTAGCTTAATTAAGTCCTTCTTATGCTTGATATATTCATTGTCATTGAATACATAACCATCATTCATTCCCTCTCCCGTTACCGAGCAACATCTTGCATATTTCATAATTATCTTTTTATTTCCTCCATTAGTAATTCAACCTTTACCATCTTAGTAATTGATGATAATGTTTCTTTTAAGTCCTTGATAGTAACCTTATTTTGAAGTCCTATCTCAACACTATAAACCATACTCTCCTCCTTTAAGTAGTATCCATCAGCATCCATTATTCCATTTGCATAAGCAAACTCATCCCATATATAGCTTGAATCATCAGTACAGATTATACTATCATTATAGTAACCTCCCGTTGATTTACCTACTTGATTAGCAATCTTTCTCATTAAGGATGATACCTCCTTAATCTGTATCTGTTGAATTTGTGTATCTAATTTCATGTTGTTGGTGTTAATTGGTATCTTATGATACTGACACTACTTGCGTAGTGTTTCGGCTAATAGAAGCCTCATCAGAGTATCTATTATTTGTTATGATGGTGTATGTGAGTCTCTATCAAATCATCAGAGTATCTCTTGATTACCTCATTCCAATCTATAAGGTTTATATCATTTGCATTGAATTCATCCTCTCTAACTAATCTGAAGAATGTTTGTAAGATATCCTCTTTCCAATACTCAGTATTATCTAACACTAAACATAATCGGTAGGTTTGGATGTTTGTGTATCCGTTAACCTTTACACTATCCATAATTGATTTACCAATTTCATCTCCATTCTCATCAATACAAGCATCATTCTGAGCATCTACCCAAGCATCTGATTGATATTTTTTAACATCAACTGCATCTCCATTCTCATCAAAATCTCCTAAGATATCCTCATCTCTGCAATCAGGACATATATCACAGAAATCATGTTCTTCTCTTGTCATGTCTTTATCACATACCTCACAAATAGGTTCAAACTCCTCTCCAGCTATTCTCGGTAGGAAATGCTCATCCTCTGCATATATACCTTTGAAATCATGCAGTACATCCGTTAACCTATGCTCTAAGTTATTTACTACTGCTATTACCCATTCTGGGTTTAATTCTACTACTCTGCCTATTGCCGTCTTACTATCTACTCCAAAGTTTAACTGCCAATCTTGGCTAAGGAAAAAATTCATTGGCATAAGGAAATTTAATCTTGGTACTAACATCTCATCTCTTTTCATCTTGTGTGTTTTAATGGTAGGAATCAATTGCTGATTCCCTCTACCTCGAATAACTCACATATCTCTATGCAAGTCGTTCGGTAGTGGTGTTAGGTTAGATAGTATCGTATCCTAACTCAGATAACCATTCGTTATAAAATTTGTACATTTCCTCCTTAGTACGGTACATTATACCTGCTGAAGTAGGGTGATTGGATATACTCTGATAGTAAGTAATACATCCGTTACCATCTGACATCTTCTCCTTATAAAGATATATCTTGTATCCCTCGCAAACCTTGTCCATATGTAATGTGTGTAATAGCATAATTTATTCTCTTTTTTATTAGTTATTTAGGTATAATTCTGATTTCTCAATGTTCTTGATTTCATACTTAGGTAATTCATCTAAGTACATGGTGTAAACATCCCATATTGACTCGCACTTATCATTTATCTTATCCCATTCCCTCCCTTCTTCCCCAATTAGATTGGAAATTATATCTCTTGCATCATTACAGGAATGATACTTGCTTAACCATGTTGTTGCCTTGTTTACAAGGGATTGATTCTTCTTGTTTACTGCTGTAATTGTCTCATCGTAGACTCTAATTTTACTCATAATTGTGTGCTTTAAGTTAATGTTGTGTTTAAATTCTGTGCAAAGATAGTTTATTAAATTGGATAATCAACTATAATTTCAAAAGAATTGTTGTTCCATATACTCAAGATACTGTAAGTGATTGATAATCAGCATACATAAGATATCTTAATTTACCTGGTAAATTGGTGATATGTTTATGTGTTTGGGGTGTCGATGGGGTACTAAGAGACATCTCTTTGTCTCTATTAATTCTCTTTAAGTTTATAATGTGGGGAGTATTGGGGAATCCGTAGTCATTAAGGAGTCATTAAGGAGTAAGTAATGCGTGTAACGAGGGAACAGTAGGGGTGTGCATGGGGCTGAGACTGGCAGTGTGCATGGGGCTGAGACAAAAAGACGGATTTAAATCAATGAAAATTTAGCTTTTCCAGAAAACTTTTGAAAAAAATATTCGTTTCCTGAGAGGGGGTGCTGTGCGTATGACATATAATAACCCTCAACCCCGAGACGTCTAAAAAAATTTTTTATCTTTGCTAAAATAAACACTATGAAAAAGAAAACTAAAAAGAAAGTAAAAACAACAAAAGGATATTAATATGAAAAAAATGACAAACCCATTTATAGGCTCTGACAATGTAGACGGCTTATATGTAAAGGACGGTAGACTAATGAATGAACGTGAGGACGGTGAGACTGGTATAGCACAGGCTTCTCGTTATAGAAAGCAAATGAAAAAACAATACAAGATTGATTGTATAGCGGACGGTATTGAGCGTGCTGAGATGAGAAAAAAAATGGATCGTTTCGATAAATACGATTACTAAATAATTTATTTGTTGACTGTTGAGAAGGGGTTGGATGCATTGATTTGATGTTCACCCCCTTTTTTTTATATCCATGACAAGAACCTGTCATACTCATGATAGCTTAAAAACAAACTCGTCATAGCCTAACTAATTGGTTTCTATTCTTTTATATTTATTTATGACAAGATGACAAGAATAAAGTAGTTATTCTATAAAGAAAAGTATAAAGAAGAGTAGTGTATATATATATATATAAATAGAAAACTTTTTTTTATCATATTGTCATATTATATTTTAAATATAATTCTTTACTTTATTTTATTTTATTATCTTTGCAGCAAATTAAATCAATTTAAATTCTATTACAATGCAAGAACAGGGATACGTACCTAAGGACCTTCACTTCGATGAGTCTGCTCGTGAAAAACTAATATCGGGAATCTCCAAAATATCTAATGCAGTTAAGAGTACTCTTGGGCCACAAGGGCAGACAGTGCTTATTGAATCTACAGAACATACTCAAGGATTAACAGTAACTAAAGATGGTGTTACTGTAGCTAAGAGTATATTCCTTATTGATCCTGTAGAGAACTTAGCGGTTAGGATGATGAAGCAAGCTTCGGAGAAGACGGCTAACACCGCAGGTGATGGAACCACTACAGCAATTGTTTTGACTGAGGCATTAGTAAAGGCTGGTCAGAAGTATATTAGTAAAAAGGATAATACTATCCAGGTTGTTAGAGAGATTAGAGCTGCAGGGGATAAGCTATTAGAAAGAATTAAAAAAGAGTCAAGAGAGGTAACTGACGAAATGCTTGTAGATATTGCAACTATCTCTGCAAATAACGACAAGGAGATTGGCGATATCATTGCTAAGGCATACAAAGAGGTTGGTAGAGATGGTATAGTTACTGTAGAGAGATCTCAAACTGATAAGACATATGCTGAGGTCACTAATGGTATAAAGGTTGATAGAGGGTATACTTCTACAATGTTCATTAATGACCAAAGAAAAGACGAGTGTATTTTGGAAGGGGTTAAGGTTCTCTTATGCGATACTGAGATTACTAATATCCTGCAAATTGAGAATATACTTAAACCAATTATTAATTCTGGTGACAAATTACTGATCATAGGTAACTGTTCGACTAATGTTATTAATACTTTAGCTGCAAATGTGCAGCGTAATGGGTTAAAGTTCTGTAATATTATGGTACCATCCTTTGGATACAAGGCTCACGAGCTAATGCAAGACATCGCATTCTCTGTAGGAGCTAAATATTTTTCAGAACAAACAGGAGATGACTTATCTTTAATCAGAATGGAGGACTTAGGTATAGCTGATAAAGTTATAGTAGGTAAAGACTCTACCATTATTATTAAGGATGGTGAGATTACTAAGGAAATAGAGGATCGTGTAGAAGAGCTTAGAGTGCAGCAAACAACTTTAACGGCAAAACATGAGCGTGAGTTTGTGAATGAGCGTATAGCGTCCTTAATTGGAGGTATAGGTTGTATTCAAGTAGGTGCTACATCAGACATTGAGCAAAAAGAAAAATTCGACAGAGTCGATGACTCTGTCTGTGCAGTGCGTTCTGCACTACAGGAAGGAATTGTAGCGGGAGGTGGGTTGTTATTATCTACTTTAGCTAAAGAGTTTAAGGGAGATAGTGCATGTGATAGAATATTAAAGGAAACTTTAGAAGCACCTATAGCACAGATATTAAAAAATGCAGGATTAGATGTTACTAAAATATATACTAAAGCATTAAAAGAAAATGAAGGTTATAATGTGGTTACTGGTGAATTTGGGGATATGTTTGAGATGGGTGTTATTGATCCTGCTAAGGTTACAATACAAGCCCTATCTAACGCAATCAGCGTTGCAACCACAATACTTACTACGAACGCTATTATTACTCATGCAAGAATTCATACCGATGCTTAAGTTTTTAAAAAGTTTATTTACTTTAAAGGAGAGTGGAAACCAAAGATTATTAAGAAAAATAAAAGAATATGAAACCAATAGGTAAGTACATTGTAATTAAAATGATTAAAGAAGAGCTTAGAACTGAGTCTGGTCTTTTATTGTCTGCTCAAGATGCTTCAGAGTTTAGGTATAAAAAAGGAGAAGTAATTAAGGAAGGTACTGATGTGAGTGTTATTACTACTGGAGATATAATTTACTATGATGCAGGAGCTGGTCATAATATGTTAATTGAAGAAAATCCTTACACCATTATTCAGGAGAGAGATGTCGTTGTTGTTTTATAAATTCATTCATCTCTATAATCATATTTCTATAAACCTTATCCATATAAGAGGCATCATGTCTAAATAAAGGATTTGCCCTTGGTGTCTCACCAATCTCCTCTCCGTTAAGTTTCTTGTATATAGTATTTATAAGTCGCTTACCCTTATATGATAACTCATATAGAGTTGTTTCATTACCCTGTCTCTTTCTCCAAACATGTATCCATCCTTCTTTAAGGAGCTCATGAAACCTGGACTCATCCCAAGACATACACTCTTCAAACTCTTTAAACTTTGTTTTATTGAATATTTGTTCGCTGTATAGAAAGAATAACATGTCTATAGCGGGAGTTCCGACTTTGTATTTGGCTTTAGCCCAATACCTTATCACCCTCCAGTACTTCATGTAATCATGAGAGGGTTGAACTCTATCGTAATTCTTACGTATTATATTAGCCATTAAATTTAATTTGTATCTTTGCAATACCAAAAGTAATAAATAAATATTATTATCTTTGTCAAAATATTAAAAAAAAATAAATCATGGGAGTTAAAGTAAAACCAAGAGAAGGAGGTCCAAAAGTAAAAGTAAATTTAAATAGAAAAAAAACCATACCAATGGTTGGAGCCCCTGTTGTTAAGAAAAAGACTGTTGTTAAGAAAAAGACTGTGGTTAATAAAAAGCCTGTGGTTAAAAAAAAGCCTGTGGTTAAAAAAAAGCCTGTTCTTAAGAATAAAAACATTGTAGATACTAAGATGAAAAATGTAGTACCAATGGTTAAAAAGAAGGTGAGACAAAAAATAAAGAATATTAAAAATTCTACTCCTAAACAGTTAGTTAAAAAATCAATTAATGCCGTTACAAGTAAGGTTAAAAAATATTACATTAAACCAACCATTCGTAGAGCAAAAGCTTTAAAGAGTTTATACGGAAGAATAACAAAATAATGAAAAAGCAAGGTTATAACGCAAGACTTGATGACTCTTTAGGATCAAAGCATAAAGGATCACACTCACAGTCTATGAAGTCAAGAAGAAATGAGTCTAAGGCTATGTCTAAAAAGATGTATGGACATGAATACGGTGGAGACTATAGTATGAAGTATGAAGGTACTAAGAAGGAAAATACTAAGAATATTAGAAAATAATGGCTGGTAGAACTAAAAAGAAATTCCCACAAATTAAAAAGTCTAATGAAGGCAAGTTTACTAAGTGGGCAATGAATAACGGATTCAAAGATGCGTGTAGTGGTGCTTCTGCTGTAATGAAAAATACAAGTAATTATTCTAAGTCAGTAGTAGAAATGGCAAACTATGCTAAGAACTTTGGATGTAAAACAAAATAATATGATTAAAGAAATTAAATGTAAATGGAACTCGTTATTGAATATGTTAATGTTTGATACAGATAAATGCCCTTACAAAACCTGTACTTGTAAAAAGTAATTATGAAAAGAACTCGAATAGAACCAAAATCAAAAGGCTTAGGAGATACTATAGAAAGATTTACCAGAGCTACAGGAGTAAAAAAAGTAGTAGACACAGTAGTAGAGGCAACAGGCAGTAAGGGATGCGGTTGTGGTGCAAGAAAAGATAATCTTAATAGAATGTTCCCTTACAAAAATAAATAAAAAAATGGCATATCAAAAATTACAAACCAGAGAAGCTTTAGCAGTAATAACATCAGATGATGTTCGTATACCTGATCCTAACACAGTTGTTGTATTAGATACGGCTACAGGAGCTACAGTAGGTGCAGCTGCATTTAATGTTGCAAATACATTAACAGATGTAGGTACTGAGTTTTTATCTGCAGGTATAAGCACAGGGGCTATTGTATATAACACTACAGCAGGAAAGGCATACCATGTTGTATCTGTGGATAGTAACACTCAGATTACTTTATCTGGATCTACTGCAGGAGGTGCTACTGATTCATATAGTATTTATACTAAACCTACAATTGGATGTACTCTATTTGTTGGTACAACAGGTAATGTTAGAGTTCAGATGGCACAACAAAATGGAAACACTTCAACAGCAGCAACACCAGCTAATGAGGCGGTAACCTACAAAAATATTGCAGACGGATCTTTCTTGCCAATACAGGTAGTTAGGGTAGATGATAATACTACCGCTACTGATATTATAGCAATGTGGTAATATGAATTGGATACAAACAAGCACATTAATTGAAGAGATAATATATATTTCTACTTCTACCAAATAAAAAATGACTAAAGAATTGAAAGATACAGTAGAAGTAATCGCTGCCAATGGAGGAGCGTTAGGATTAACATTAGTACAGTGTAATGAAATGCTTCAATTTATTTCACTTACACTCGCAATAGGATTTACACTTTATAAGTTTATTAAGAAAACAAAGTAATCATGAAATATTTTACCTTACAGGAATTTGATTCCTCTGATAAGCCAGGCTCAGGTAAATATATGGATGATGATTTCTTAGAGATGTTAGATTGTGCTCGTGAAGAAGCACAGATTCCTTTTAAAATTAATAGTGGGTTTCGTACTGAAGCTAAGAATAATGATATCTATAAGGGTTTAGGTAAGGATCCAGTTAGATCTTCTCATTTAAAAGGATATGCAGCGGATATACACTGCACTAATTCAAAACACAGATCAATAATAGTTAGAGCTTTAATTAATGTCGGTTATACAAGATTGGGGATTGCAAAATCATTCATACATGTAGACAACGATCCTGATAAGTCTGACGCAATTTGGTTATATTAATATGGCAACTCCAAGAAAGGGAAAGGCTAAAGTAAAAATTACCTCAACAGGTAAGAGGATTAGTTATGGTCAGGCAGGAAAAGCTAAAGGAGGTGGTCCGAGAGTTAAACCAGGAACGTCAAAAGGAGATGCTTATTGTGCAAGAAGCTATGGAATAAAAATGGGATTACCTATAGGTAAAAGAAATGATCCTAACACACCTAATAACTTATCTCGTAAGAGGTGGGGGTGTGTAGGTAAAAAATCAAGACGATGATAAAAAATATATTAGGAGGTTTGTTTGGTAAGGTTGTTGAGCATGCTGAAGGAATATTAGATGAGATTATTACTACAGATGAGGAGAGAGATAGAGCGAAGCTTGCTATAAAAAAAATTATGTTGGATGCCGAAAGAGAGGCTTTCAATAAAGAAGTAGAAGACCGAAAGGATGCAAGGTCATTATATAAGGACGATGCTATTATTCAAAAAATATTAGCAGCACTTTTTACCTTAGGATACTTTGCACTTACCTACACTATGTTTAAGTATTTCGTTCTCCACGAAGTTATTTTATCTGAATATGAGATAGGATTTATATCTACTGTATTTGGGGCTATGTCCGCTAAGGTCAATACAATTATAGACTTTTTCTTTGGAGGTAGTAGTAAGCAAAATAAATAAAACATATTCCAATCTTTTTATTATCTTTGTAAAAAATTAATTATTAATAAAATCTATTAAAATGAAAAAGATCGAAGAACAAGAGTTAGCACAATTACAAGAATTAAATAATGAATTTTCTAAATTAAAAACCAATTTAGGGGATTTAGAATTACAGAAGCATGGTATTTGCTTAAGAGTAGAAGGAATAAAAAGTGAATTTCAAATTTGCGAAAAATCTTTAATGGAAAAGTATGGTGATAACTCTGTAATTAACTTAGAGACTGGAGAGGTAAAAGAAAAAGAAGAAGAAGCTGAAGTAATAGAGAGTAAGTAAAACTTAATGAGAATTCAAACATACCCTATAGCTGCAGATATAAAAACTGGAGATAAGTGGATTGGAACTAAAGAAGGAACCAATGCTACTAAAAATTTCTCTGTTAAAGAAGTCATTGATTTTTTAAATGAAACTTCATCTGTTGATTCTCAAACTTTAAGGTATAAGTTTCAATTTTTAAATTTATCTGGAGTAGGGCCTGATCTTGTAAGGGAAAAAGGAACAATATCTTTTAAGCCACAACTACCAGCACCTCCAGGTAAAACAATATCGTTAAATTCTGATTTAGAGATTCTTCTTAGTAATTATTCTCTAAAGTATCTATCTCAGCCATTATCTCCAGACATATCTTCTTTTTATACTAAATTAATTGATTCACGTGTTTTTTTAACTAATACAGAGGATATCACTCAATTTGGAGTTTATACTTGGGCTAATGCTGTTCAAAATGCAGCAGAACCTAATTTTACTGACGTAAGTTTAACTAAAATACAAGGTCAAGGTGACCTTATAGCGGGTAAACAATATTTCATATCTTTGCTGCAATGGGATCCAGCTAATGATACAGATAAAAATTTCGTTTTTGATCAAGCAATACCTTCTGCAGTATGGACGGTACAGCATAATTTAAATAAATTTTGTTCTGTTACAGTAGTAAATTCCTTTGATGAAACAGTTTTTGGCAACGTAGAATATATAGATAAAAATAATTTAACAATAACATTTGCATCTCCTTTTTCTGGAGAAGCATTTTGTAACTAACAAAAAAAGATAATGGCAATTAAGTTTTTAGACAATTTAGACCTAACAGGACTACAAATAACCAAAGTAAGACTACAAAACTCAGCAGGTACTCCTGGAACAAATCTTGGTGGAGGACAAATAGTATATGATTCAACTGCGGGTACTATAAAGTACTACGATGATGTAACTAATGCTTGGATTGAGTTAGATGGGGAAGGTTCTGGTGGTACAGTTACCTCTGTTGGTGGAGGTACCTCTACATTTGTTACCAATACAGTTACTAATGGTTCATCTAATGCAGTATTAACGTCTACATTAAGTGCTACTGGAACTCCAAATTCAACAACTTTCTTAAGAGGTGATAACAGTTGGGCAACTATCCCAGCAGCAATGAGTTTTTCTATCTCGGATGGATCTGCTTCTTATACTGTTACTCAAGGGGATACTGTTACGTTATCAAGTCCAAATAGTACAATATCTATAAGTGCAGCAGTAGCTGACACAATAAAGCTTGACTTAACAGCTTCAGGAGTAACAGCAGGAGCTTATACTTCAGCAAATATTACAGTAGATACTTTTGGTAGAGTTACAGCAGCCTCTTCAAGTGGTGGAGGAACAATGACATCATGGAAAATTGGTTCAACAAGTGGTGCTGATCAAACAGTTAGTAATGGTGAGGTAGTTGATGTTGTTGGTGGAACAGCAATATCAGGAACTATAGCTGGTACTCGAACTGTAACTCTTAATCATGATGCATTTGGTACAGCAGCAACATTCGCTTATCCATCTTCAGTTACAACTAATAGTACTGGTCACATAACTTCTATAACTGCAGGTTCTGCTCCAGGGACAATGTCAAGTTTTACATTAACTGGTGATACTGGTACTTCTCAGACTGTAGGTAACGGACAAACGGTAAGTTTACTGGGTTCTGTAGGAATAGACACAGTGGTTAGTAATACAGATACTGTAACAGTTAACTTAGACTTAAACGAATTAGTTACAACATCAACATGGACTCAAGCTTCTGATTTTTTAACTGTAGTTGATGGAGGTAATAATAGAAAAATATTATCAGGTAATATCCCAATAAATGATTGGGGAACTGCTGATGGTAATATTTCAATGGATGGAAATAAATTTACAGGGCTTGGAGCTGGTACTGCTGGTAGTGATTCAGTTAATTTATCACAAGTTCAAGCTTTAGTTGCAGGTGTTGGTGTATTCCAAGGAGCATATAATGCAACTACTAACTCTCCAGCATTAACTGGAAGTAGTAATGTGGCTCTTACAACAGGTGATTACTTTGTTGTATCAGTAGACGGTACTAATGCAGTATTAGGAACACTTGAAGTTGGTGATTTAATATTTGCTAATAATAATATTGCAGCGAATTCTTCTCCAGCTATTGCTAATTATACAGTAGTAATTCAAGACGCAAACATTGCAGGTGCAGGATCGACAGATGGAGGTACTGAAAAAGGTGTTGCTGGATTTGACTCTGCAAACTTTACTGTATCGGCTAATGGATGGGTTCAATTAGGAACTTCAGGCGTAACTGCTGGTGTTTACGGATCAGCTTCATCAGTTGGAAAATTCACTGTAGATGCTGAAGGGTTAATAACATTAGCATCAAATCAAGCAATAGATATAGCAGCATCACAGGTTCAGAACTTTTGTACTGAGGTTGAATCATGTATCTCAACTGCTACAACTAAAAACGGAATTCTTGGAGCTGGAACTTCCTTTCCAATTACTCATAATTTTGGAACAAGAGCGGTTCAGGTAGAGGTGTACTTAAATAGTGGTAATTACGATACTGTTTATGCAAGGGTAATAAGACAATCTGTAAATGCAATAACAATTACGGTAGCAGCGTCAGTAACGGCAAATACATTAGCATATAGTATAATTAAAGCAGCATAAATAAATTTAAATAATGGCAATAGTATTTAAGGATGATATTGAAGTGCCAGATATACAGGTTGGCGGATTAGCTTTAGGAACTTTAGCATTCTCAAGCGCTACAATTCCTACTAATAACAATCAAATAACCAATGGAGCTGGTTATGTAACTTCAAGCGGAAACACAACTATAGGTATTAATCAAAATAATACTCTTAACACTTCTACTGTATTTGCAACTTTAAACTTTACAAATGGTGTAGCTACATCTGCAACAACAAGAACTCTAACACTTGGAAACCTTGGATTTACAGGAGCAACTAATGCTAATTATATAACTAATAATAATCAGTTAAGTAACGGTGCTGGTTATACTACAAATACAGGAACAGTTACAGCAGTAACGGGTACATCTCCTGTTGTATCATCAGGAGGCACAACTCCAGCAATTTCAATGCCAGCTGCAACTTCATCAGCTAATGGTTACTTAACAAGTGCTGATTGGCAACTTTTTAATAATAAGACTTCTAATGTAGGTACTATTACTAATGTTATTGCGGGATCAGGATTGAGTGGCGGAGGAACATCTGGTGCAGTTACACTAAACGCAACAGGTCCGTCAGGAGATAAAGGATCTTTTTATCCTACATCAACGCAATCAATTGGTTCTGGAGGTTCTGTGTTATCAAGAACAACATTATTATTACCAGGAAATAGTATTGTTGCTGTAAATATGTCATCTAATTCAAATGGAAATGAAATTACAGTTGATAATACACAAACTATAGAAATTAATTTAAATTTTGCAAGTATTGCAAGTACAAATCCTAATAGAATATTAGCCGCAGCTGTTGTTCAGAAACTAAATGATTCAGGAGAAAGGTGGGAAGATATACAAGGAACAGAGGTTTATAATTATGATAGAGGAGTTGGTCAAGCCAGCTCATCATATGGGTATATATATGCGGGAAGTGGTTCAAGCACTGTTTTAGAAGATATAGAACAAGAAAGTTCTAAATTTAGGGTACAATTTTGGATAGAAGGTAGAGCTTCAACAGGAACGGGGATCACAACTGTTATTACTGGATGTCGACTATCAATAAAAGGAGTATAGTAAATTTATTTTTATTATCTTTGTAAAAAACTAAGTAATGGCAAAAATAGAAAATACCACCGTATATCCTACGGTACTTCCTGCATCAAATGACTTACTAATTGCAACTGATGTTAGTAATGATAACGCAACCGTTACATTTTTAGTAAGTAGTTTAACAGGGGCTGGAGGAGTTGCTCAAGATTTACAATCAGTTTTAACTACTGGTAATACCGCAGTAGAAGATATTAACCTTACGGGTAACATAATAGTTACAGGTATGGTTCAGCCTACTACTATAGGAGCTAATAATGGAGTGGGTACGGCAGGGCAGGTTTTAAGTTCTACTGGTGCAGGATTACAGTGGATTGCTGCGGCTGGGGCTACTAATCAAAGCTTAGATCAAACGCTAACAGTAGGGAATACATCTTCACAAAACATAATATTAAACAGTGGTATATTTACAGCAAATGGAGTAGGTAGTGGAGTAGCTATAAACTCTGCTGGAACTTTAACAAATGCAGGAGTTAGTACATTCACAGGTAATGTAAATATTAATTCTACAGACTTAATTTTTAACACTACAGGTCAAATAAGTGCTGGGGGATCAACAGGTACAGTAGGGCAATGGTTAGTATCTACAGGCACAGGATTAGAGTGGTCAAGTTCTATACCATCAGCATCTTGCTGCCCTTTACAGTCTACTTTACTTGGAGGAAATACCGCTAATAATATTGGAATAATATTCACAGGAACAAGTACAACATCATTTACGGCTAACAATAGTATAACTTCATTAGGAACAAATTCTTGGGGAGGACAGAATACATTTAGTGGACCAATAATATTATCATCAACAGTTTCTGACGGTACTACTATTGGAACAGCTGGGCAGGTGTTATCATCAACAGGATCTGGAGTTTCATGGATTACACCAGCATCAAGTACAAACACATTACAACAAGTATTAGATGCGGGTAATACCGCTACAGGAACTAATGCACTTATAAATATAACAGGTTCTCTTACTGCTGGTACTATATTAGATACATCTTTATCTCCTGGAGGATCAGGTCAAATATTAAGCTCAACAGCAACTGGATTATCTTGGGTGAATATAGCTTGCTGTAATTTAGATAATACTCTATCAATGGGTAATACCTCTGCTCAAAGTATACTTTTAACAGGAACTTCAACTTTAACTGTACCAAAAGTTATCCCTGCAAGCATACAAGATACGGGAGGATCTATAGGAGCAAACGGTCAGGTTTTAGGAATTTTAGGAGGTGTTCTTTCATGGGTTTCTCCAGGTTTGGTAGATACTACTTATACTTATGACGTGCCAAATGGAACAACTTCTCTAAGTTTATTAGATAGCAATGCGGGAGTTCAAGATATTAGCTTAACAGCAACAGCACCAGGCCTAACAATTACAAGAAATAGTTCGTCACAATTAACATTCAAAAATACTGGTACAACTTCTTTAATTGCAAATACTTCATTACTTAACACAACTGCAATTGTTGAGGGTTGTACAATTAATAATACAGCTGGATCCGCATCTACAATTACCTTATTAAGATATAATGGTGGTTCAAATATAGGTATGGTTCCTACAGGAGGAAATAATACAACATTCCTAAGGGGTGATGGTACATGGCAACCTGGAGCTGGTGG